TTTTTCATATTGTTATTTGCCATTCCTAAAACTAGTGTTATAATAAACCCATATAAAGGAAACATATGAACGTAAAAGTATTTAGATTAAACTCCGGCGAAGAAATTCTTGCAAGATACGAAGAGTCTGAAACACATTGGACTTTAAAAGATCCTGCAATCCTTATTCCAATGCAAAAAGGTGCAATTGGATTAATGCCTTGGATGATGTACGCCAAGACAACAAATGGAGTTCAAATTCCAAAAACTTTTGTTGCGTTTACTGTTGAGCCTCTTGAAGAACTAAAAACCCAGTACGATTCTAACCTCAATAACGGACTCGTCACTCCTTCCAAGACCGTTGAGTCTGCGTCGAAGCTGAAGCTGACGATGGATTAAATTGGACATAGACACGATTAACAAGATTTACCTCCCCATTGCCAAGCCTCTTTCGATGGCTATGGAGAGGCAAAAGAAACACATCTCGTTGGTTCTGTACAAGCGCAAGGTTATTGCGGTGGGTCAAAACATTTTTAAAACCCACCCCAGTACCTTGCGTTTGGGTTATAGGACGGCTGATATGCACTCTGAACTGGATGCATTTCGTAAGGTTCCTAAAAATTTGCGTGGTGAAAAGTTGGTTCTAATCAACTTTAGATTTAACCGGTTTGGTCATTTTAGAAATTCTAAACCGTGCCCAGTTTGCTCTAAGTGGTGTTCTGAAGTGTTTCACAAAATTTATTACACTACAGACAATGGACTTGAAATGCTCTAAATATTTTTATGGCTAAGGGCAAAATTAAAAATACAAAAAGAAAGCCTACAGAAAACAAGTATTATTACTTTGTTGCACATGTAGATCCAAATGGTGATGTTATTCCATTGCTATTAACAGACATAGAATTTGAAAAAGCTAAAGCAAGGGCAGAACGAAATCCCGAAGATGTTCCAGTAGATTTTATTGCTTTTACACAATGCCATAAGGATAAATAATTTTACTATGACATGCGTACAAAAATTAATGACATTTCAAAATGAACTTAGACTTCATCATTGGGGTACTAAATCATATTCAGCACACAAAGCTCTTGGAAAATTATATGAGGGTCTTGATGCTTTAATTGATTCTTTTACTGAAACTTATTTGGGTGTAAAAGGAAGAGAAGAGATTAAACAAATTTCAGAATTAAAATTAAATGGCCCATTTAGAACTTCTGCAGACCAAGTAATAATTTCTTTAGAAGATTTTTTAATGAATGAAATTGAAAAAGAAGTAGGAAAGAATCAGACAGCATTGTTAAATATACGTGATGAGATGCTTGGTCTGGTTCAACAAACCAAGTATCTCCTGACGCTCACCTGAGCACAGGAGTACAAATGAAGATTCCAGAGTTAGTTTACGAAATTCGGTCTCTAGCTCGCAAGGAAACAGATCCCTTAAAGAAGGATCTGTTTTTTCAATGTGCTAAAGCACTTGAAGTATGTGGCAATCTTGCAAAGGTTGCAGATCTTGTTGTTGCAGAACATTACACAACTTTAAAACCAGCAGTAAATGAGTTAGATGAAATCAAATGGCCTATTGATGAAGTTACGATCAAAGGTATTGAAGATCATCTAAATGAATTGGAGCGCTGCAGCATGTTGGAAAAAAATGATCGCTGGCCATATGGCGCAGATATTTTTTCCAAGTTTACTGTTCCTGTAGCAATCGAACATCTACAAAAGGAATCAGAGCAGAATAAATCTTAGGTGGAATTGTTTTGTGACTTTTGACCTTCATAGTCGAAGGCATTAGTTTCATTATAATTCTGCTCTTGTAAGGACTCTTTTTGTACATCCAATATCTTCTTGTCTCTTCCATCAAGAAGTGGGTGTAGATGTAACAGTTGGCTTGCTTGGCATAATACTTGCTATCTATTGGAAGGTTGAATTCTTTAATCAATTTCATGGCACGTTTTTCACAATCACGTTCCATAGCACGAACCAAGAAAAAAGCCCTCTTTACAGTTTGAGGGTTGTAGTCTTTTCCAAGCAACCAATTTTCTACTATTACAGATGCTTTGTCCGATTTTCTATAAATTTGTATGTCGTTTATATATTGGAGGAAATGACAATATTCATGAACTAAGGTGGATAAAAAGCCTTCCCCGTTTCCCGCCATTTTTATCAAAATTTCTCTATCGTCAAAGAATCCGGGGCACATTATGCCATTGCAGTTAACCTGCTTTCCCCGACCAATTATTAATTTTCCACCGTATTGTTTTAAGTGATCTCTCACAAACTTTACGAACTGATTGATTCCCTGTGCCATAGGACCTCCTCAGCCATATTATTTAGGATAATACTTGACAGACAAGTATTACATGTTATATTATAGCAACTTCTTATAAGAAAGGAAAGTGTTATGGAAATTACTACTGTTGATCGTCCGACTAAGATTCAAAGAGTGTTTGATTACATGCGTTCTGGCCGTCCGCTAACGGCTGGAGAGGCACGGAAGCGTTTCCGCGTCAGCAACATGCGCGCCACAATGCATGACCTTAAGGAAGCGTTTGACCGCCTTGACAGCAACTACACTGTAGTTCGCATGACCCAAAATGGTCGTAGCTACTACAAGGTTACTCGTAACCGCGCTCGTTAAAAATTTAAAAATTTAATAAAAGACCGCCCAATTTTGGGCGGTTTTTTTATTTTGGTATAAATATATTGCAGGTGAATTTATGACAAAAAGATCTTGTTGTTGTAAAACAAATTGTTGTGATGATATATTTTACACAAATTTTATAATTTTAGCTGGTGAAACATTAGACGATGCAGCACCTGTAGATCCAAATGATGTTGTGGTTCTTACGATGAATAGACCGGGTGCAGGTGCTGGAGCTCCAGCCACAATTTATCCATCCTGCAGCGGACAAATGAACTGTAGATGTGTAAATTGCGATTGGATGAGAACTTATTGGTGCAAACCAATTCCCGCAACTGGTTCATCTTATTGTGATTGTAGTGATCCTCAACAAAACTGTGAGGGTTTGTGGTATAGCACACATCCGGAGTGTGGTCCATATCCCGGTTAATTTTTTATACTAACATGAAAAAAACAATTATAAAAAATACTTTTTCCTCTATTAATAATATCTTTAAAAAGAAAGATACTATAGAAAATACTGTTGAAAGTGTAAGTAAAGAAGCAAAAGATATTTTAGGCTATCGTTGCGAAAGATGTTTAAAAGAAAAAGGATTTAGTCAAGTTTGTTTGGACAACTACAATCCAAAATGTCAAATTGAATCTTTAAACTATTGTGCTGAGTGTGGTGAATATTGTCAAAATTTATGCAATGAAGATTCTGGTGGTGGATCTACTCCAATTTATAGAGCAAGTGGTGGAGATATAGGACAACAAGAACAACAAACATCAGATACGAGTACTGGAGGGGGAAGTGAACCAATTGATCCGATTGATTGTACCGATGGTTGTAGAGAAGTATTATATTATCCAAGAGGAGTTCCCGGAACAGATCCTTTTTATATCATGTACAGACATACCGGATGTCATTTAATTTGGTATCCACCAGAATTTGCATTTGGAAACAACCCAAATATAAGCCAATGTAAAGGCTTAATAGTAAGAGATGAGTTTGGAAGTGATGTTACAGGAGACGTAGCATCATGCCACCCTGATTATGCAAATTTTGCTCCGTTGGGCGCACAGGATTCTGCAATTTTTGATCCAGCGTGTGGTAGTTACGAAAGAGGCAAATGGCCTTTATGGCCATGTTATTGCAGACAAGTTCCTCATATAAGAGATGGAATATATGGAACATTATATAAGATACCAAACATAAATCAAACTGAAGGGCAGTTTGGATATATTCCCTATATGGACGTTTTTAGTCCCGGAATGAATTACAGAGAAGCCGGGTGCTGCTATTGTGCAAATACAAGACCGGGTGCATTTCAGAGAAACGGCTCTCCATTATGGCCAGAAACCCCTCTTTCTTGGCGTGGATGGTTTAATGGTGGCGCAGCAGGAGAATTATGTACTCCGGGCTCAAATCAAAATACACCATTTGTAAATAAAAATTATAAAGAATCTTGTTATGAATATGGAATATCACCATACTTAAAAAGAATTTCCGAATCCGATTATAAAATTGGATTTGATATATGGACTTACGGTGGTTCATTAAACAACAAACAAGATTTTGCAACCTCATATTATGTTACCGATTTTAATAAAATTGGTTATTGGTATGACTATAATATAAATTATTCAGATACATCTCAATTAACAAAATTACAAACAGTGTTAGTTGGATTTGTTGGATTGGAACATCATTTTGAATCATATGCTTATAAATCAGATGATTTAAAAGCACCAAATATTGAAGCAGTACAGAACCATGCAAACGTATTAAGGGGAAAATTTGAAAATCCTTATGGTGGTTCTTTTAATGTAACAAGTGGTTGTGGAAATTTTACAACAGACAATGACAGCAATTTAAAATGGCAATTGTATAGAAAAACACCAAGAAGATTTATGTATGGTGGAGCAAAGGTTCCGCTGTTTCATTATGATTTATATTATTTTGAGCTTTTGTCAAAACAAAAAAACATTTTAATAAATGGAAAAACATTTGATCCAAAATTATTTTTAAAGGCATATTACAACTATTTTTACACTGTTATTAAGGGTGAATATGTTTTTATAGATCCTTGTGACGGGTCAATGAAAACTGGAAAACTTCAATATGAACCAATACATCTTTTTGATACAATAAAAAATGATTATGATTATGTTGTAGCATCTATAAAAGAAATGATAAGATACAACATTTTGTCAATTAAAGACCATGCACCGGATATTGTTGATGAAATTAATGAAGTTATTGCTTCTGCAAAATATGTAACAAATCCAACAACAGAAGAGCAAGAATTAGAATTAAATCCATATATTGATGGTATAGTTGGTGGGGTTACTGGATATATGGATTTGGTAAACTTTTTTAATGTGGAGCCAATATCAGGAACAGTTACAGTAAAACAAGTAAAAGAATATTTGATTGATCCCGAAGCAGGAAATCCTGAAGTTTTTGTTGATTGTGCTGGAATAAAAAGCCCCGGTCCACAATCATATTTTAGATTTCCAAGAAGATCATTTTTGCCACCTTACTTAAAAACTGGAGATTTAGTTGCTTGGGGTTGCAAACCAGTAATAGATCAAGATGATGAACAAATAGGACAAGCCCCGTGTGAGGGATATAGCAGCTCTGGAAGTAGCCCTTCTTCAAATCCAGTATTTTATTCAGATACCGAATGGACAAAAGGAAGATATGTTGATGTATTTTCTGGGATGCATACAAATTATTGGTTATTGGATAGCGGTCAAATTTTAGGTAGCGGTTATTCTGACGGTAGTAATTTAATTCCACCCGGATCTATAAGCGTTCCACCAGAAGAAGAAGCAATAAGGCAAGCCGAAAGAGATTACACGCCATATGGAAAAGTAAAAAAAGTATCAATTAAAAGTACAAATTTAGCAATTGCTCTTGTAAATTTTTCAAATGGCTATAATTTTATAGATCCTTATGTGACAACTGGTTGTGATTTATATAACGGAGGTGATAATAGTGCTGCGCCTTCACCACCAAATCCATCAGAATATAGTAGAATAATTGCATGGGGAGAATATAAATGTAATGGAGTGTTTAAAGGAAACTCTAATCCAGATAATGTAGAATCAAAATTTTACAACAAAGAAGAAAAATGGGTCGATGCTGCGTGTGGTTCCTATCATATAGCAGCGATATCTACTGGCAGTACAAATCCAGATGATACTGAATATAATAATTTTCTTTTGTTTTTTAAAGGAGGGGATAACACAAACAATCAAGCCCCATCTTTGCCGAATAATTATCCAGCAAATAGAACTGCATATGCACCAATGGCAAAACCGGGTTATTTTACAGACGCTGAATGGCAGGGATATATAAATGGAACTTACAATTTAAATTGTAATTTTAATAATCCAACCGATCCAAATTCCGATGTAAGATGCAGTCTTTTTAATAATCTACAATACGGAACACTAGATCGACCAGTGTGGAGTAAAGTTGGTTGTGGTCAAATGCATAGCATCGCAGTTCAGTCTGACAATCAAGTTAAAATATGGGGCAAATATTTTAGAATCAATAAAAATGGAAATCGTGACACGGATATTGTTACAGATACTTTATGTCCAATTGTAGACGCATTTATTCCAGATGAAATAAAAAACCTTGCAGCAAAATGGGAATTAACATTTAGAAACAATGATCCAGAAGATATATGTACCAGTGCTAATGTAACACCACAAACAGCAAATATTCGTTTTTTGGATGGTGGTCCAGATTACACAATGTTAGTTGCTGACAATACTTTATATGTTTGGGGCAGAGTAGAAATGTTACCAAACATGACCCCATCAAATGTAGAAGATGATCCTGATTATTTGCGTTTAAAAGAAACTGGATCTTATAGTACCACAATACCCGGAGAAATTATAAGTATCTCTGCAGGAGCAAACTGTTGGATTGTAAACTATAAAGTCCAAGAAAATAATGGTAACGTTGAGTCTTTTATAACATCTTTTCCAAAGTACAAAACAATACAGTGGACAAGAAAACACGTTTATGATATTGATGGTGTAGATTATTATAATTATGGATTTACTCCAACCGAAGAAGAAGATAAATCTTCTTTTGGATATAAAGGAATTGCATCTGGATTTGGACATGTTGCTGCAATCAGTTATGGTAATTTAAAATTTCCAAAATGGGATTATTCTTTATTTGAATCAGAAGAAACAAGAAAAAATCAATTTTCTTCACAAAATGGAAAAGCACTACCACATTATTTTAAGAGTTTTGCATTCTTTAGAGGATTGCCCGGTGGATGGGATTTTTCAAAATGGTTTTATGGAAAGTCTTGTGGAGAGGGGCTTGATACACTAAGAGCTCCGGGTGGCATAACTACGTGTGAAACATCAGATCCTTGCAGCATATTGGGTGAACCAAATTCAAATGATTATAGTGGATTACTAAAAGATACTTGGTCTTATTCTGGCCATCCAGAATATTGGTGGATGCAAAAGGGAGCAAGAAGATATCAATATGGAAATGGATTATATCAATCACCAAATTCAGCATGTTTGAGAAACACGGTTCCAAATCCATTCTGCGGGGACGGTGGCGCATTGCAAAACAATAATGCTGGAGCAGGAATGTTAAGTTCGTGTCAAATTGATTATGATTTGTGTTGGCAGGTAGATAGTCAACCAATCAATACAATACCAAAAGATTATATGCCAAATGCAGATGGAGGACAATCTTGTGAAATTGATTGTGACGACACAGACTCAGGAAGATTAGTAATAAGAAAAGTTCCAGACTATCCTTGGTTATCAAAAAGATGCACAGAAGCAATTGGTAGAGTTGGATTTAGATCTACAAAAGATTATTTTTTACAATCTTATAAAATATTTGGATTAAAAAATAATTGTTGTTCAGTTATATCAACATATTTGTCTTATGCAACATATGCTACTAGAAACACTGGATTTTCATTAAATGAAAATACAAATGTCTGGGAAATAAAAGAAAATCCAGATCCGTACAGAACAGGATTTGCGTCAAATACATTAAAAGTAGCATCTACCGCATCGGTAACGTATGACAAAAATATAAAATATCCATTAATATATGTAGGCGGTGATGCATTAAGAAAACTAGAAAGTTCATACTATACTTCAATTTATGGTAGCATTGGTGCAAACAATGGTGTAGGTGGATGTAACCCAGCCGATCTTGAAAGTTTATGTCCATATGATCCAAGTTCCGCAGGCCCAAAAATTCTTGGTCCCGGTGGATGGTTGATGAGCATACTTCCATCAGATGCTCCAATAGGACAGTACAATCCTTTATTAGGTGCTCCGGGATTGACTTTTAAACAGGGCATATTTTTGTATAATACAGATACACAATTAAAAACACCATATAATTTAATTGGAACAAATAATTATGGTTATGAATCTGGATCAACATTTAAGTATTGTTATGAAACTCCGTCGGGACCAACCGAAACTCCTCCGGGAGCAACAGGATGGGCCGGGGATTTGTGTGGTAACTCATATTATATTGGATCAGATTTTAATGAAATTGGTCCAGAAAAACCATTAACATGTGAAATTAAAAATTTAACAGTGTTTGATGCAAGTGATCAAAGAAATTATGCTAAAGATAATGAAATGTTATTGACTACAAAATGGCATAAATTAAACAGAGATCCAATATTTACTTTTCCAGAAGGATTAACAGCATATGCTGGGCAATTTGCAGGAACTCTAGAAGAATATTGCAGTGTAAATTCTAACGCATCGATATATATTAATGAATTTGTTGTTGATCCAAATAATGTTGTTAAAAAATTAACAGTTTATACTTCAACTATAACATGTCCGGATGCATGTTCTGGTTCTTGCCCGGATTCTGGATCCGGTGGTTAATAAAGGAAAAAAATGTTTAATACAGAATTTACATTTAATAGTAGTGTTGGTTATGGACAAAATGATTCAACACAGATTGTTACTGATAAACAAATAGAGAGATTAATGAATAAAGATAAAAATAATTTATTCAAAAAAGATATATCATTCAAACTACATAAACAATTGATTATTAAAAAAAATACTTTTGGTTTAGGTGATGTTATTGATTTTATAACAAAAATCACCGGAATAAAATTATTAATAATAAAAATTACAAAAGGAAATTGTGGTTGTGAAAAAAGAAGACTTTTATTTAATAAATGGTTGACTATTCCATATTATTATGTTAAAATTACCGATCCGGTATATGAAGATTTTATTGTTATAGATCATAAAGATAAAAATTATAAAAATCGTGTAATAGCCCCTAAACAAGCTCAACCAATAAAAAAAGGATGTGGTTGTGGTAGAAAAAAATAAAATGGACATTAAAGTAATTAAATTGATAACTGGCGAAGAACTTGTAGCACAGGCTAAAAAAGTTGATGATGGTGTTTTTGTAAAAGAAACTGCAATTGTTTTTTCAAACTCTCCAGGAAAATTGTTTTTAGGAACTTGGCTACCATACACAGATGCACCAGATGGAACCATAATTCCAAATTATGCAATAATGTTGGTACTAAATCCCGATAAAAACATGAAAGAGTATTATGAAAACTGGCTAAATCCAAAGGATGCTCCAGCAACATAAATATTCTTGATGTTTAAGGGCGAATATAAAAGATATAATACAGACGGTTCTCCGAATGTATACTCCCCCGGAGATAGAGTAACATATCAGGGAAGAATATATCTGTACCAAAATGCATCACTATATTCACCATCGGAAGACCCCTATGGGTGGACATTTACTGGAGAGACAGTTCCATTTAACTCACCTTCTCCACCGTTAAATCCAGTAGTTGGTCAGGTGTGGCAAAATAAAGATACCGCCATAACTTACATATATTATTATGACGGTTCAAGTTATCAGTGGGTTGAAACTTAAATAAAGTTTATAGTTAAATATTTTGTAGAGGTTCTAGAACATTTAATATAAATTGTTCGTGCCGCATTTGGCTTGTCTGCCATATAAATGAATGAGGCACCCTCATATCCCGGTTCACCAATATAATAATAGTTTGTACTTAGGGGAGTTGTTAATTGGAAATCTGTATAAAATTCCAATATTGTTCCTATATTAGAAGCGTGTGACAAATCTAATCTCAAAGGTCCGGGGTTATTTGTAAATTGTATATTTATTGTGTTTGCCAAACCATCATCAATATAAATAAAATCTTCGTAAGAACTCGGTGATATTGTTGTGATTGAGGCACTTCCATCCACATTAAAACCAAATTGAGTTGATTGTACGTACTTAAATGCGTAGTATGAAGTGTAATTTACAGATACACCATTTATGATAAATGCTTCGGATGTTGTTTTAATGTTTTTAAGATTAAAATTTGAATACCAACCGTAATCATTAACTGGGTCGTAATTTTGTCTACATGCAAGTTGGAATCTGTTTTGTTTATCCAAAATCATGTTTTTTGTAGTTCCAGTTATTAATATAACACCGTTTGAATTTTGATTTGTATTTCTCACACTCAAAGAAGGATCGCCTCTTTGTAATATAGATATACCAGCTTTATTAAAATAAAAAGATTCGGAAGATATTGAAATTGAAGGGTCTAGATATATTATTTCAGAACCATCATTTAAAGTTATTGAATTTTTAATTAAAAGTCTTCCAGAATTTAAAGAGCTTATATCAACCTGTAAATATTCTTGAAATCCATAATCCGAACCATATACACCAAGATAAGTAAAATTAAATGGATCGTCTTTAGGTAAATGATTTTGCAAAAATTGACCAGTTGCTCCAGATGTTGCTGTAAATTGTATTGGAGATGAAAACTGTTCGGAGTGGTAGTGAGATTGTGTCAATCCAGAAACACCTGTTAAACCACTTAGGCTCAAATATTCATTATATGATCCAGTTTTTCCTTGTAATGTAAATTGCCCAGACCAAGCAGTTTGTATTCCTGTTTCTGGAACAAAATAATTTCCAGAAGAAAAGTTAAAAGTATTTCCTGTAGATAGGTTATCAAAAAACTTTTTTAAGAATTTAAGATCAGATGAATTTTTGCATCCAGAATAATCAAAATAAAATGAATTTCCAGTTACAAAAATATCCGGAGAACTGTAAATGATTCCTCTAGTCATACAAGGATCTGCTGTAGAACCTACAAATTCAGATGTATAACTTGAAGTGGATTTTACAGTTATTAATGAAGATGTGCCCATTTTTTAGCTTGCAAAGAAACTTACTATTTGAGAACCAGTTTTTGCGGCCAAATAAATTTTATTTGCGTTTTGAATTTTTAAGAATATGGATTCATTTGGATCTAATTCGTATCCAGATGTCATACCAGCACTATTGTTGATATAAACTATATCTGTGTTTGACGAGTTAGCTTTAATTTGAATACCATTTATGCAAGTTATTCCAGAAGAATACATCTGTGTTACTGCTGTAGTTACACTCAGCCTGTACGCAGTAAATCCAGAAGGAATTGTGGTTCCCAAACCAGCAAGGTCTGCTCTTAAACCAACTACTTGACCATAAATGGCAGTCATTCCGGTTAAAATGTTTGTATCATTTATACCTAGAGTATTTCCTACGGTTACATTTACTGCAGTTGCACCAGATAGACCTACTACAGTTACAGTAGACGGAATAGTGGCATTGATTGTTGCGCCAGTGATATTGACATCTAAAGCTCTATTTGTATAGCTTAAAGAATTTCCGGCTGCATCTACTAAATTTACATAAACATATGTTAGACCTGAGGGGCCCCACACAGAAACAGAATTGGTTGTTTTTGATAGAGGAATACCTCCGGTAATTTCTACTCTGGACCCCGATGCTGTAGTAACGTACAACGGAGATGCAGACAATCCTGTAGTAGTTACAGTACCGGATACAGTAACTGGATAACCACTAGCAACCCCTTGAACATTTAATGTTCCTGTAAATCCCGATATTGTTGCTGTCAATCCGGCTGCAACTGTTACTGGAAGTGGGCTTGATGAAGATACAATATTTGCGGCACCACATATTCCGTGTGCCAATTTCATTATTTGAAAGTGGGCTGTTACACCATCAAATGTTACTACATCTGTGGCGACGTAAGCAGATAACCCAGATGTTTCAATTATAATATTGTCGTTATTGTCTACGGCCATGTTGGTCCTCTAAATAGTTCTAGAATATTTAGGTCTAAGTAATTATTGAACTTTATTATTTATGAGGTATACTGTTATATGTACATTGATGATACTGCCAAAGAAAAATTTTCAAATAAAGTTTTAGATAGGGTAAAATCTACTAAATTACCTTTTATGGATTGTGTTTTGGAACTTTCAGAAGAAATGGGTCTAGATCCATCTGCTGCTGGAAAACTTCTTACAAAACCCTTGATTGAAAAAATTCAATACGAAGCGCAAGAACGGCATTTGATTAAAAAATCCAAATCTCGTAAGCTTCCAATTGACTAACTAAAACCGCGATATATACTATAGACAACTATTAGGCCGAGGTAGTTCCTCGGGGAAAGATAATACTATGGGTTTTTCAGACTTTAAGAAGAAGAGTAAGAATTCAGTCGCATCCCTAACCGAGCGTCTTGACAAGATGAACTCTAAGGAGAGTTACAAGGATGACCGTCTATGGAAGCCGGGAATTGACAAGGCTGGCAACGGATACGCCGTAATTCGCTTCCTACCGGAGATTGAGGGTGAGGATGCCCCGTTTGTCGCAGTTTACAGCCACGCCTTTAAAGGCAAGGGC